CCTGAAAGCCGCTGTTGCGGCCCGTATGGATAATTGGCCATTCGGTCGATAATCCATCCTTATTTTCCGACGTCAAAACCCGGATGCCCCATTCCTCGGGTTTGCGCCGTTCCCACTGCTGATGCTGGGTCCAGCAGATGCCCTCATAGTCGCGCGTTACATCGCCGATATGATGCGCCCACCATCTGGAATCACAAGCGTATAAATGCTCAGCAGACGGCAGCAGCCGCCATGAATCGTTGATCGCTATGATTTCGTCACAGACTTGCGCGAGCGTTTCGGCGTCTTCTTTCGTGGCGCTGGGGCCTGATGCAATAATTCCGATGGTCTTTTTTTTTCTGGCAATGGCGGCGGTTCCACTTTCATTTCATAACCCTGAACAAAACCCAGCGCCGCCCATTTGTAATATTCATGGTCCGTACATTCAAATGTTTGGCCGGGCAGCATTTCGACTTCGTTGCGCAGAAATGCGCGAATCACTGTTGCTTTCATCCGTAGAAGCTCGGCGCCTTGCCGAGCGTCCCAATATTCGTTGACTGATAATGTACGTCCGATGTGATCAGAAACGGATTGCTGCTCAACTCATTGAGCGGCGATGTACCGTTACTGACGCGCTGTAGCTGTACGCAAATCATTCCATCCGGCTCACTAAGCCCGGGAATCGTAACGGCCGCCGTTTCAGTCACCATGTGTTATGTACCCTGTAAAGCGGGAGGGCCGCAGCCCTCCCGCTGGTTGGTTTAGAACGTACCGCTGACAAACGCTTCGGTGCGCCAGACCGCCAGCGCGCCACGGGTTTCAACCCGCAGCGTGACGAGATTCTGACGGAAGTTGGAAGCATCCTGATACGCAGCCTGGAACGACATGGCTGACTTCTCAAAATACATGCAGCCATTTCTCCAGTCGCCGACGGTGTACGTGCCAGACGTTGCCGCATTGGTAACGACCACCGGCAGACCCCAGACGCGCGGCGCCATCGACGCCGCTGGGGCACCAATGATATACCGATCGTCGGTGCCCGAATTGACCTTCACCGTTTCGATCAAGAAATAGTCGTTCGGGTGCATGACAATGTAGTCAGGACGATAGTCGTTGAGATGCAGCTGCCGGATGGCAGAACGCAGAATATCCAGCTTGCGAGTGCCAGCCGGATCAGGCGAAGCCGACGGCGAGTAAGCCGTGTCGTTCGTCAGGATGCCCGACAGGTTGCCGTTGGCGCCGGACCCCGCATAAATCTGGTCCTCCATCTCGCGCCGCAAACCGTACATCAGCCGCGCCTCGAGGAACGATTCCAGGGCCGGTGCGTCTTCCATGAACTGCGTGGAGACCGGCAGGAATGCCGCGATGGTCTGCACCGGCCGCGTTACCTGAGTGAACGTAAATGCGCTTTCCACTTGTGTTACGGGATAGCCGCTTCCGCTAACCCTCTGCATGTTTCCATGCAGGTCAGACTATATCTTCACCCCGGTGGGGTGCTGGGCGCTTCGAGTCCGCTTGGACCCTACTCCCTTGCGGGATAGTCGTTGCACCTTCCGCTCGCGCGGCTTGGCTCAGGATTGCCCTCGGCTTTACCGTTAGGGGTTTCCCTGATTTCACCCAGTTATCGCTTTAGAATTGCTTCTAAGCGGCCCTCAAATAAGGCTTCGTGGCGCCCTCAGTGTACGCAAGCGGACTGCCGCTAACCTGTGGCCCGGTATTGTCGGTCCACGCATTTTCCCGCGGCCAGGCGATGAGGTTGGACGCGGTGCGGCCCTTCGGCACGATGTCCCAGATGGACAACTGCCGTTCGGGCAGCGTGTATGGCGTGGTCATGTGATCGACCGGCACCAGCGGCTGCGACGTGTTGATGGTTGCGTTGGTCAGCGTGGTCTTGATCTCGTGGCTGGCAAACTTCGCCCGCCCCTGGATCATGGCCTGGAAAGGTTCGCTTTCCACAACCTGCTGCGCAATGGATTTACGCTCGGTCGGCTCGTCGCCGTGACCGCGCTGCTCCAGTGCCACCAAACGCTGATCGATCGACTGTGCCTCTTCGGTCAGCTTTTCGATTGCGTTTTTGGTCTCCTGCGAGATTGAACGCGCGCTGGCAGCCTCTTCGCCCGCCTTGCGCAGCATTTGGTCGATCTTGTTCCGGTTGTCCTCAAGCGCCGCTTTCAGTTGGGCTTCATCGAACACCGGGACATCTTTCGTGTCAGACATCAGATGGTCCTCCATATTGTCTGATCAATTCAATGGCCCGCCGCGTGTTTGTGGCAATGGCCTCCCGTGCTTTGATTTCGTCCTCCAGTTGTGCCACGGCATCGCGCCGCGCCATCACTGCAAAACGGCTCACAAAAGCAGTCGCCTCGCTGCGACTTAATCCGGCATCACGCAGGAACAACTCGCAATCTCTTAACGTCTCAAACGCTGCAATGGCGGTCTTGACGCTGGTGATCCTGGCCAGTTTTTCAGCAGGTTCGTTTACCACCGAAACCTCAACCAGCTCCACCTCCTTCAATAATCGCCCGCCGCCCTCGATCTGTTCAGATCCACGGTCCCAGAATCCAATGCTGAGCCCGCCGACCGTGCCATGCTTCAGCGACGCATAAACCTCGTCGGCAAACTGCCGACCCGGCGTCAACTCGCCACGGACAAACAACCCCTTGTCGTCCTCAGCCGCTTCCAGCCACTTGCCGATCGGCAGCATGTCCGAGCGATGGCCGAAATACATTTTAGGCAGCCCGCGCTCCTTCAGCGTTTTGTAAAATGCGCCTTGAGCAACGGTGTCACCGTAACTATCCACCGATCCCCAAACAGACGCATAACCTTCAAAACCGCGCTCGCCTTGCATGCGGATTTCGCATTGTGGCAGCGGCGTGTGATGTCTACTAAGCAACACTTTTTTCTCCCAACTGAGTGGCCGGCGTCAGATTTAGCTGGATGGTCGGCTCGTCCAGTCCCGGTAGCGGCGCGAGATTTTCCTTGCGCCGCACTTCATTGCGCGTAAGGATGCCGTTTTGGCACAGCTGCGAATAATAGTTCGCGCGCGCGCTGCTATCGGCGCGTAGCAAGCCTTCAACGTTATGCTCGGCGTACATGCCTGGCGGTAAGACGCATTCGCGCAACTTGTCCTCAAACTCGGCAAGATAATTGCTTAGCGTGAACTGCCGGAAGGCTAAAACCTGCTTTTCATACGATGCCGGCCAGGATGCCGATTGCTCCGAGCCATCCACCATCACGCTGGGCACGCCGAATAGCCTGCAAACTTCAGCCACCTGAAAACGCCGGGATTCCAGCATTTGTAGTCTATCGGGCGTTTCCGTAACTGACTGATAGTCGAATCCGCCCTCAAGTAGCCATGAATGACCCCCGAAAACCCCGGCACCGTTCATGTCCTCATAGAGTGCCTTTAACTGCTGACGCTGCTTATCGGTCAGAAACGTCGGCGACTTCATGACCGCGTTAGGCCGACCGTTAAAGGACTTGCTTGCATATTTGTCGGCCGAAACCGTGATACCCAGCATGTCCCGCGCGTAGTCGATTGGCGAAAAACCGATGATGCCGTCGGTAGACCAGCCGCGCCAATGCAGAACTTCGCGCGGCTCGCCATTGCGATTGTAGTATTTCTTAGTTCCAGCCTTAGTGCTGTACTCGAATGCCACGCCGTCATCGCTTCGCGTAACGGTAATCGCTCCCGGCTGCAGCGGCATTATGCTGGATACCTGGCCATCACCGCGCCGCCGTATGTGCGCGTAGGCGTTGCCATAGATCACACGCTGCGCCCACAGCGCCATGCGGAACTCTTTGCCGTTCATATACCCGTTTGGCTGGCGGTGCAGCAAGGCGGCGTAGTGATCGGCCTCAGCGATTTGCTTGCGATTACCTTCAGCGTCGCGCGTAAACAACGGCAGCGGCAACGTGGCGCCGGAATTGACAATCAACCGCACGCAAGCCCAAAACGCCGTTACGCCGAGCGCGCGCTGGTCCGTGACGATGATATCCGCTTCTGTCGCCCGGGTCCGCTGGCCATCGCTTTGCGTGCCGTCATCGGGATTAGATAACCGGCCGCCGCCGAGCCAACCAAGCGCTGTAGTCCATAGGCTCATACGCGGCTCACCGGGTTGCTAAGAAAATCATTTAGGCCACCGTTCTCATGACTGTTCAAATATCTGCCCATCGCCATGATCAATGCGACCACGCCGTCAATTTTTTGAAATGGATCTTTTTTGTTCTGCTTGGTTGGGTAGCAATTGTCCTTCTGATCGAGCTTGACGACGGTATTGCTTACCATCCAATCCATCGCCGCGTTGTAATGCCACAGCCGCCGGTCCAGGATTAACGCCTCGACCTCTTTCATCGGGTCGCTCATCGTGCGCACCTGATGTTGATACTCGACCACCGGCATGCCCTGCGCCTGCAGACGCTGCATCAAATATTGTGCTTGCCACGGATCGAAGGCCACGCTCTGGACGTCAAAGCGTCGCGCCAGATCATCTAGGCACTGCTCAATAAACGCGTAGTCGGTCGCGTTGCCCGGCGTAAACGTGACCCAATCGCGCAACTGACGATATTTAACGTTGTCGTCCAGCGTCGATTCCGGCGCAAAAAACTCGAAATGCGTCTGGAACTCGTTGCCATGCGGAATCAACATTGCTATCGCAGCAAGGTCTTTTTTACTGGCCAGGTCGACGCCGACCCAAACCGGCGCGCCTTCAAACTCGGCCAGATCATATTTTCGCTTCTGCCGCTGCCAGGCCAGCATGTTCATCCACGAGACCGAAGCGCCGACCCACTGATTCAGGTGTTTCGTGCGGAACTCGTTTTGCGCCCGCGCCGACCGGCGCGCCTGGTCACGGTTGATCTTGAGCGCATCAAACCGAACCGACACGTCCAGATTCGGATTGGCTTTTATGATCGCCGTGTCCGAATCCCACTCGTCATCATCGTCCGCACAGAAAATGATGGCGAACATGCTTTCATCGACAACGCTGCCTTCCAACACCCGGATGGCATCCTGCCGTTTTTCATAACACGGGCCGGCCAAATTGCTGCCGGCGGTCGTGATAATTGAAATCAACGGCTCAAGCCTGGAAACGCAACCCGTTTTCATGGTTTCGTACTGGTCCGCATCCGGGTGCTCATGGAACTCGTCGCAGATATAGCCGCTGACGCTGGCGCCGTCGCCCGGCTTGCCGATCAGCGGCTCAAAGCGCGATCCATCCGAAAATCTGACCAGCGACTTAGCGTTTACCGTGATGTCAAAATCTACACGCAGGCCATCCGTGCGCTGCACCATCTGCCGCGCCGGTCGAAATACCTCCCACGCCTGTTTTTCTGACGTGGCCCCGGCGTATATTTCGCTTTGAAAGTCGTCGCCAGCACAGAACAGATACAGCCCGCGGCCCGCCATGCGCGTCGACTTGCCGTTTTTACGCGCTACCTCTTCGTACGACTCGCGAAAACGCCGCAGGCCGCCGTCTTTGTAAATCCAGCCAAAGACGTTGCATTCAATGAAACACTGCCACGGCTCGTAGGTCAGCCGGTCGCCACTGCGGGCCCAGCGATCCTTGACGTGGGGCAGCTTCTCCTGGAACTCGACCGCCTGATCGGCTTTCTCAAAATCGAAGGTATACGGCCAGTCGTCATTCGGGATGCGGTCCAGGTCGCGCAAAAACCGCTGACACGCCAGCTTGACGTAATGCCCAGCCACGATTTCCCCATCGCGCACGTCGTAAGCGTACTGTAACGCGCGCTGCGATGGCGTCATGGCCTATGCCTTCTTAAACTTGGCGAACTCGCTTTCCTTTTTCCTTGGAACCACGACGTTGCTGCGGTCGCTCGGCGTCATGCCCAATTTGCCGAGCATCATCCCAACCTGCTTCATGTCGGAAATACTGCTTTCCGGATGCGCCCAGATTCGCCCTAGCGCATTGGCGGCCAGCGTCAAATATGCGGAATCCATTCCGGTCAGCACGCCAGGCACGGCGGTCTCAATCAGAAAGTCCCACGCGCGGCGGCCGTCCTCAGTCAGCGTCTTGTCCGGAATGACCGGCAGCTGATCACACACCGGCTCGGAATCACGCGCCCGCTGCGGGTTTTTCTTGAATGCGCCCACCAATTCAAGATGCGCTGTCGGTTTTTTTGGTCTGGCCATGGGCTGCATATATGACAACGCCCGACTCTACAGACGCTGCCTTTGGAATTATGTGGAGAGGGGGGGGCGCCGAGCAAAGGGAGTATTTGCCGACGCCCCCCGAGAATTTCACCGCCCTACCCCTAATGCGGACTGCGGCTATCGTCCGCGACGGTAACCGTCACTCCAGGAATAACAAACTTTGATACATTCGTTTTGCTGGCGCCGGCGTAAGCCTTGCGTAAACCAAACACAAACCCATACGCAAACGCCACGACTGGCCAACCGTACAGCGGCAGTAATACAATCCACCAGCTCCATACCAGCGCACCGCTTACCTTAGCGTAAATGATCATTGCGATGTAAGCGCACGAAATCCACTTCATCATGAGGTCTGCTGTTCCCGCGCTGTCTTACGCCCATG